CTCTGCTGATGTCGTTTTTTTTTCGTATATTGCACCCATCTTATAAATAGATATACTCGGAGTCTGTTAAGCGTACAGAGTTAAATGTCCAAAGAGGAAACCATCCGAGTTATATCATTAAAACAATAACAATGACATCAGCAGAGAAAATGCAACACAAAGCCAACATTATATCAATGTTAGGTATTTTAAAGTTATGGCAAGACAGAAGCGTAGAAGCTAATAAGCCTAACAAAGAACTAGACCAACTTTCATTAATATCGCTAGAAATAGTTGATTACCTTGAAGGTATAGAAAGACAGATAGAAGACTTGAAAACTCAGAACTATCTAATGTTAAAAGAAAAGAATAATATAATACTAAACCTTAAAGAAAATGAATAATTTATTTAATTACCTATCGAACGTTCCACAAGACAAGTTGTTACACTTCTTTTACGGAACACTAATAGCAGCTCCTTTAGTTGCTTTTACAAGTCCATTAATCTCATCAGCAGTAGTTATTTTTATAGCTCTAGGAAAAGAGCTTTACGATGATTTAAGTGGCAAAGGAAATATAGAAGCTGCTGACGTTGTTTTTACTGTAGCTCCTGTAGTTATTATGAATGTAGCAAAGTATATTTAATATGAACGGAAAAGATTTATTAATAGAAATAGAAGAAGATATGAATAGTTACGATAAATATGCAGAAATGACAGAAGACCAACAATGGAGATATGTTGAAGGTTTAGACGTTAACAACGAGTTAGATAACCTTAACCACGAGATTGAATCTAAGGCTCAGAAGAGAAAAGATACTCCTGTGTTTAGTGGTGTATTAAAATACTTTCCTAACGCTCTTAAAGAGGTTGCTAAATGCTCTAAAGCAGGTAATGACCAACATCATCCTGAGAAGCCATTGCATTGGGATATGGATAAGAGTAAAGACGAGTACGATGCTTTAACAAGACACTTAATAGACCATACTGTAAATCCTTTAGATGATGATGGTATTTTACACTTGACAAAAGTAGCTTGGAGAGCTTTAGCAGGATTAGAACGTTACTTAACAGGTAAGCACTAATGATAGCTATATTCGACATAGATAGTTTGATATACGAAGCTTGTTATGGTGCTGTAGACTTTGATGATGCAACAGAAAGTTTTTGGAGTAGATATAATGACGCTGAGTATAACTTACAAATGAAATACGGTAGTATTGATATGATTCCTGTAGGGTTTTGTAGAAACAACTACCGTAAAGTAGTTGATTCTACTTACAAGATGAATAGAGCGGGTACTCCTAAGCCTGAGCATTTTGATGAGTTAATTCAGCACGTTAAAGACAACTTAGATGTCCAATCTCGTAGGGGTATTGAGACTGATGATTTAGTAGCTAAGTTCCATAAGCATATAGGTTATGATAAGTCAGTAATAGTTTCTGTAGATAAAGACTATAAACAGTTTCACGGAACTATTTTTAACTATCGTAAGAGAGAGTATGATTACACTTCTAAGGAAGAAGCTTTATATAACTTTTGGGAGCAAATGGTTTTAGGTGACCGTGCTGACAATGTTTTAGTTTGTAAGGGTTATGGTGCTAAGTGGTGTGAAAAGAACCTTAAAGGTAAGAGTGAGTTTGGTATGATGAGAGTCGTTTTAAGCTTGTATAAGCAACTTTATAAGAGCAAAGGTCGTGAGAAGTTAATCAAGACTTATCTGCTCCTTAAACTTAATGTATTTTAATATGGATTTTTATAAAGGAGATACAATAGAAGAAAGGATAGATAATGCGTTCACAATGTTTTATTTCAATCTAATGTCAAAAGATTATACGATAGAGTATTGTGAGCGTGAACTCACTAAACAAGTAGGTTTAGAGGAGTATGAGATAGCTGAAGGAATAAAGAAAGCAATTAACTTTTACAGAAATAACCCTCAAGATTTGTATATATGAAATATTTTTCGTATGTTTGCAGAACAATAACTAAAAACAAGTAATATGATACAGCAAAACAACGACCCCGACCACCTCAAAGAAATGTTCAAGAAAAGTCTTATACCTAGTGATGAATATTACTTCAGATTAAAAGCAAACGAACTAAACATTAACACATATAAACAATTATAAAATGGGAAGACAGAAAGAAAGAAGTTACCGTAAAGAGTTAGATGAGATTTATAATTTCATTAACGATAAGTTTAGAGTTGATATATCAGACAAGAAGAGAAGTAATCATTATGTGGATTTAAGAACCCTGTTCTTTAAGATGGCTACAGATTATACTTCAGCTACAGTTCAAGAGATAGGTTCTATAGTCAAGAGAGACCACTCAACAGTAGTTCACGCTAGAAACAATCTATTTGATTATGTTATGAGTAAAACTGCTATTAAAGAAGCTTATAATGATTTCTTTGGTATAGAGAATGAAGAGAAGTCATCTGCAACAACTCTTACGGAACTAAAGAAGATAGCAGAGTCTAAGAGAATGGAAGAGATAAACAACTCAGGCTTAACTAAGAATGAAGTAGCGTACAGGAAGTTAACAGATTCTCAAAAATCTGTTTACGACCAAAGGGTTGAGTTGATATTAAAAAGTTTTGAATGGAAAGAGTACAATACTACATTTGAGACTATAAACGTAGGATTAAGTTCTAATTAAAAATAAATTATTATGATTAAATTATTTAAACAAAAGTTATTTCAGTTAGTATTATTGATGGGTTTAGCAATAGTTATGTTTAGTTGCTACCCTGTTTGTCAAGACTGTGTAACTTACACGAACCAAACAACATTTGAATCTACAACGATATGTTACGATGTAGAATGTGAATCTAATAACTAAAACTATAAATATGAAATTTGACTTAAATTATGTAGACGCTATCGAGGTTGATGGCATCGATACAAGGGATTATCCTGACTTCTGTGACGCTTTTATAAGCTATGCAGAGTACAAAGGAGTAGAAATGACAGACGAAGAACTTGAGTTTCTTAATGAGACTGAAGGATTTGTTTATGATTGTGTAATGAACCATTTATTTTAATATGAGAGATACAAAAGTAGTAGAAACAGTAAAAGATAATTACCTATTAATAATAGAAGGTAATACAATAGGAGAGTATGAGAGAAGTCAATTAAGACATCTTATAGAGATAATAGATAATAACATAGCGTTATAATATGGCTAAGAAAGTTGAAACAGATTATCTGTTTGACCCTGAGCTTATAGACGCTATTAAAGACTGTTGGGATAGGGGTTGTTACTTCTATCCTGTTGTCGTTGAAGGACAGTCTAAAGCTCTTAAAGTTGTGCCTAAGGTTAAGATACAGTTTAAACAAGGTAAGCTAATAAGAACAGGTGATGTTCTTTATAATCAAGGTGATGAGCTTTATGAAAAGATTAGGGAATTATACCTGCATAAGTACAAGCAACTGAACAAAACAGACTAAACTTTATATTATAGTATGAATAACAACAATAAAAGACCCAATGATGGGAGACGAAGTAACAAGCGTAAGGTTAGAGTTAAGGTAATACCCGACAAGAGTTTACCTGCTCCTATTGTTACTAAAGCTAAGAAAGATAGGGCTAAGAAGTTGTCTAGCAAAGCTATTAAGAACATATTTGGCTCAGAAGATGGTATATGGGATAAGTTAGCTGAAATGGCTATGGAAGGCAATATGAAAGCTATGGAGAAGATAATGGAGTACCAATATGGTAAATCAGGAGAGCGTAAAGAAGAAAGGCAGGTAGCTGCTAAGGCTCCTGTTATTCAGTTTAATGTGCCACAGCCTAAAGAAGATACTCTAGATATAACACACGAAGAAGAATGAGTAAAGTAACTCTAAACCCTAAATACATTCCTTTATTTGAAGGAAAGACTAGGTACTATATAATCACAGGAGGTCGTGGTTCAGGTAAGTCTTATGGTGTTGGTTTGTTCTTAAACAACCTAACGTATGGAAAGCACCACAAAGTGCTTTTCACTCGTTATACAATGTCATCAGCACACACTTCTATTATACCTGAGTTTGTTGAGAAGATTGATACAATGAGCATACACGATGACTTCAGAGTAAATAAAGCTGAGATAATCAATGTAACTACAGAATCATCTATTATATTTAAAGGGATTAAGACTGCGTCAGGTAATCAGACAGCAGCCTTAAAGTCTTTAGCAGGTGTTAGTACATTTGTTGTTGATGAAGCAGAGGAGCTTAATGATGAAGATACGTTTGATAAGATTGATTTATCTGTACGTAGTCAAAAGGTACAGAATAGAGTTATACTTATACTTAACCCTTCGACTAAGGAGCATTGGATATACAAAAGGTTTT